ACCTAATTTAAAAACTCATCCACATATCACTAAAGCAATAATAACATCAATGGCGCACCAAGAAGGCGCAACAGTAGGACCAGATGGTAAGTATACAGATGCAATAATTGAACAAGGTGTTAAAGGAGCAAATGGCGGAGAAATGGTTCATGCTACACAAGCAAAAGATTTTGATGCGGTAGGTTATAAAGGTCACGAAAATCCTATAACAGCTGATGCAAAAGAAGTTTTTCTTGCTACATCAAATAAAGGTGATGCATCTAAAAGAAAACATATACAAACTGGTAAAGTAACAAACCTTGTTTCACCTAACTGGTTAAGTACTGTTGATAGTCCTGCGTATCGTTGGACATTATATATAGTAGATAATGATATTTGGAATGACCCTAATATATTAGGAGATGATGATGCGGCATTAAAAACTCAAAAAGCATTTATTATTGCACAACAAGGAACTACTACAGAATTTTCTTTAGATAACTTTGCGGCAATGTCGGTAGTAACACCAGGACAAAGACATGGTAATACTACACCGGGTGTAATACAATTTGATTTATTTGAAAACCTTGGCTTTACTTTTTTGGATAAAGCTCTAAGAGCAGCACAAACTATTAAAAAGCCAACCAACTTACATTCACAAAATTATATATTAAAATTAGAATTTTTAGGAAGAGACCCAGTTACTTCTGCAAGTACTACATTTCCAGGTGTATTCTTTTACCCAGTTAAGTTAAATCAAATTAGAAGTACTACTGGACCCGAGGGTACTAGATATAACATTATTGCATGGTCAATGATTAAACATGCACAAACAGAAGCAGTTACTGATACTGACATAACTGTAAAAAACATAAGAACAGTACAGGATCTCACAGACGGATTAGTAGATGCTTATAACAAAGGACAAAAGGATGCAATGAACGAAGCAGATCTTTTGGCTGGTAGACAGCCACCAAAACAGATAGCTATTGTATTTGGTGGTGACTCAAGAGTTGTATCAATGTCAGGAACTAAAACAGCAAACATAGAAAAGAATTTTACTTTAGAAACTAAAATATATAATGATATAACTAATGCGGCAGATTCTGGAGGTCAGGCGACTAGCACAGATAATACTGACACAAGTAGTGTAACAGTTGAACCTGAAACTAACTTACCTATGAAAATAGCAGACTTAATACAAAAGAATTGTAAAGAATGGGTTAATTGGCAACTTGAAATAGAGAAACAAGGACTAAGTGCTGCCATTGTAGTTGATCCAACATACGAATATTCAAAGAGAGATCAAAAGGATTATCCACACGAAAGTATGCTCTATGCTAGTGTAGAGCCTATTCTAGTTACTCTTACTATTAAAATTTATGTAAGTCAAACATCTCAAGGTCTTAGTATTGCAAAAAATGCAAAGAACCTCAAAGATTCTGCTTATCAAAAAGAAAAAATTAATAACACAAAAATTGAAAAGGCTTACACATTTATGTACTCAGGAACAAATACAGAAGTATTAAACTATCAAATTGATGTACAAAATTTATATGTAGTTGTTGATCACCCACAAGGTGGTAAGTACATGCATGGAAGAGGCAGTGACGGCGAACCTCAATTTCCTGGTACACAAATACCAACTACACCATATTTAGAAGATATACCTTACACTGCTGAAAGTGTTTTTAATGATTTAGTTCATGGTGGAGCTACTAAACCCGATTCGGCCGAAGATGCACAACTTAATTCAACTGGTATAGATAGTAAATCAGCGTTAGGATTAAAAATAGCTCAAATGGCCAAACGTGAATATGATGCGTGGAAATTTGATTTAGAAATAAAAGGTGACCCATATTGGATGGGCAACATGCAGGCAGTAATAAAAGGAAAATTAGAAACACCAGATTATAGTAAACGCGATGCATTAATAAGTTTTGTGCAATGGAATCCAAATGCAGATAATCTAATAGGGGATGTAGATGGTATACTAGAAGGTCAAACAAAAGGACCTATTGATGTTGTTTCATCAGGAGTTTATAAATTAACTTCAATTGAGAGTAGGTTCCAGGGCGGAAAATTTACACAAACATTAAGTGGTTATAAAGATGTAACGACAAACACAAGTTTAGTATTAGGAAGATTAGAAGAACTATCAGGAGACATGTAATATGGCATTAATAAAACACGACGGAGTAGTAGTTTCAAAAAGAGGTAAACAAAGCAGTGCAATGGGTATTAATACCCTTAGCGGAATATATATTGGCGAAGTTATTGACAACAAAGATAGTTTATATACAGGAAGAATAACTGTACGTATCTCTGAATTTGGAGCAAAAAAGAATGAAAGAATTTGTTTACTATCCACTCCGTTCGGCGGTCATACAAAGATTACTGATAGTGGTGGCAATATAACTAAAGAATCTCAAGCACCAGTGAGCTATGGTATGTGGCCACAACCTCCAGAAATAGGCACAAATGTTGTTATAGCATACACAAGCAGTCAAGAGCAAGGTATTGTAATTGGTTCCCTTATAGCAAAAGATAGAAATGCTATGATGGGTGGTAAAGCCAGTAATGCTGTTTACCAACCTGCTAAAAGCACAGGCCCAGCAGGCATGACTAATACAGAAATGACAGGAGCAAAAGCTGCAGGTGTTGGCCCAGCAGTTGAGAAAAACCCAACAGATAAAACTGATGCAGATACAAAACCTTTAGATGAGTACACGATGGCAATATTAAATCAACAAGGTTTAAGTGTGGACTATGTAAGAGGACATAGCCAAAGTAGTGCAAGAAGAGAATCACCTAGTAAAGTATTTGGTATAACAACACGCGGTGGACATGTGTTTACAATGGACGATGGTGATGATAAAAACTCTAGTAACAATATTAGATTGAGAACTAAAGGTGGCGCTCAAATACTAATGGACGACAGTAATGGTTTTGTTTTTATTACAAACCAATCAGGCGATGCTTGGGTCGAATTGGACAGTGTGGGGCACATAGATGTTTACAGCAAAAGCGGAGTTAATATCCACACGGAAGGTGATTATAATGTACACGCAAAAGGTAATATTAATATGCAGGCAGAAATGGGCGTTAATATAAAAAGCTCAGGAGCTGATGGAATAAAATTAGAAACAAGTGTAGGTGGCATTGATACATATAGTGCAGTAGATATTAATATACAAGCAGATGCAAACTATAATTTACTTGTAGCAGGTAATCAGATTATTAAAGGTGCTAGAATAGATATGAATGGCCCTGAACCGGATCCAGCAACAAAAACTACAGTACAAAATCAAACATCAAATGATAATGTAAAAACTAGTGTAGCAAGTAGGGTACCGGAACATCATCCATGGAAAGGGGTTAGTGGAGTAGAAGAAACATTTACATCAGGAAAAGGAAATACAGCATAATGCCTAACTTTAGTTTACAAACAACAGTTGATAATAAAAATCTAATAGATTATGGATTGTTTACCGTTATTGACAGCACAGCGGTTAACACGTTAATAAATTTATCTGAACATGAAGCAAGTGATAAACTAATTAATCTTAAACTCAGACATACTAAATGGCTTGGCTATTCTAAAAATTCTGTTATAGGCTATAATGGAACTACTGGATTAACAGGCACAGGTCTTACTGAAGCAGAAGCATATACAATTTGGATAGAAGAATTTAAAGATAAAGAACGAAGATTTAAAAAATTATTTCCATTAAGAACATTATCACAATCACAATATGATGCTATGTTAAGTTTATATGTAGATACAGGATCATTTAGCCACGTAGGAACAGATAATAGAAAATTTGAATTACTAGATTTTATCTCAGATAAAAAATGGGATTATATAGCCACAGCATTAACACTTAGTGGCTCTGATAGAATTAATAGACAACTAGAAGCAAAAATATTAATACTAGGTGACTACGGAACATATAAAGATAGATCTCTTATTAAAGAAAACGGCATACAAACCCTTGTAAAAGAATATAGTACTGGTCAATTAAATGATGATCAAAAGAAACAAGCAGAATATGTTTATTACGCAGAAACAAAACGATTTCTACCAAATATGATTGAAAGTAGAAGAAGACTCATATCAAAACTACTAAGTTAACTAATTCATAAACTACGTAGTTAATAATCCGCATAAATAGTTGTATGAGCAATATATTTGGATATACAACATTAGACCAACCTTACACAAGTAAAAGTCTGACTGGCTTAGATTTAGCCAAGCAGGATCTGTTAAATCATTTTAAAATCCGTAAAGGAGAGAAATGGACAGACCCTACGTTTGGTTGCGACTTGGAATTATACGTCTTTGAACCATTAGATCAATCAACAATGGATTCAATTAAAGAAGAAGTATATAACGTAGTAAACTATGATCCAAGATTTGAAGTTTCTGATTCGAATATAAGAGTTGATCAAGACTCACATTCGGTTACAGTTAACGTAAAGCTCACTTACTTACCAACAACAACTGCAACAGAGTTGCAGATTAAATTCGACAGAGAGTTCGAACCTAACGCAGAGTTTTAATTATGGCACAGAAATCACGACAAAATAAACTATTTGCGGCAGAAGACTTTACAGTAATATATGAATCGTACATTAATGCTAACTTTCAGGCATTTGATTATGATACTATTAGAACTGCAATGGTTGACTATGTACGCAATAATTATCCAGAAAACTACAATGACTGGGTAGAATCAGCTGAATTTGTTTCACTACTAGATGTAGTTGCACAATTTGGTCACAACTTAGCATATCGAGTAGATATGAATGCTAGGAACAATTTTTTAAGTACAGCAGAACGACAGGAATCAGTTTACAAATTAGCAGAATTTTTAGGTTACCAGCCAAGACGTAATGTGCCGGCGTATGGTGAAATGAAGGTAATAAGTGTTAAAACAAACGAAGCTGTTATTGGTAGTGATGGTACGAGTTTAGGTGGAACTGAAATAAAATACGAAGTTTCAAATAATGTAAGTAACTTAGATGATTTTATTACTGTAGTTAATTCAGTTATGCAAAACAGTAATCAATATGGTAGTCCAAAAAAATCAGTAGTAATTAACAATATAGCAACAGAATTTTATGATTTTAATAATACTCCTAATCAAATTAAATTTGATGTGCAAGGAGCAGTGTCTGGAACACAATCTACATTTAATATTATAAGCAGTGACTATGATAATAATACTAAGACATTTACAGAAAAATCTCCAGACCCAGTAGCAAGTTTTGGAATATATTTTAAAAATGATGGTAAAGGAATAAACAGTGTTAATACAGGATTCTTTTTTGGTGTTAAACAAGGTTCATTGACATATGAAGATTTTCAAATAGATACTCCCATTGACAATGCGTCATTTGATATTACAAGTGCAAATGTGAACAATTCAGATGTATGGGTGCAAAATATTAATAGCACAGGTAATGTTGTTAAAGAATGGACAAAGGTTGTAGATGTTAATAGTAATGTAATTTATAACAACTTAGCACAAGGTGAGAGAGATATCTTTAGTGTTAAAACTAGAACAGATAATAAAATATCAGTTGTATTTCCTGATAGTGTGTTTGGTAACATTCCAAAAGACACTATTAGAGTATGGTATAGAGCAAGTGCTAATAGTACATATGTTTTAAGACCAGATGATATAACAAATAAAAGAATACAGATAAATTATACAGGAACAGATGGTAATACATATACCGCTGTATTTGGAATGCAACTTAAACAGTCAGTTTCAACAGCAAGTTCAAATGAAACTATAGATGAAATAAGAGAAAATGCACCAAAGAATTATGCTAGTCAAAATAGAATGATTACTGCATCAGACTACAATACTATGTTAGGAAATTCTAACGGAGGTATTGTAAAAATTAAAAGTGTTAACCGAACATTTAGTGGACATAGTAGATATTCAAAATTTAATGATCCTACTGGCACATACAGTAATTTATATTTGTTGGGTGATGATGCACAACTATACGCACAAAACATGTTAGTAGCATCTTCTTCATCGTCATCAGATGGAGCAAATCTAGTATACGAAAAATATATTAAAAATATATTAGATAATGATGAATTTGTAAACTTATATTATACAAAGTTTAAAAATTCATTTATTACCTTAGCATGTACAAGTGGACATTATGATGGTACTGATTATACAGACACTACTAAAACTATACAAGCAAATTCAATTTATACATGGAACACTAGTAGTGAAACTGCTAGTGGTATCTTAAATGGGTGGCTCACAGATTATAATGGTGATTATACAAGAGTTGGTAGTACAGTATCTAACTATATGCAATACATTACACCCGGTGCATTAATTAAATTTAAAAAAACAGATAGTACATTTGTATATGCAAAAGTAGTTGATGTGGTCGGGCATGGTCTTGGAATAGAAAGTACAGGAACACTTGCTGGACAACCAACAGGTAGACTTGCAGATGGCACGGGTGCTATTATTTTAGATAAAGGTGTTTCTAGTGGTAGTACTATTGAACTTATATATCCAGCATTATCTAAAAAGTTTTCTCTAAGAGAACAAGAATTATTTACAGCTTACATAGAAGCAAAAAGATCATTTAGTATAAAATATGATTATAAAACTAAAAACTGGAACGTAGATCTAGAACCAGAAGCATTTAATGTATCTACTCTTTTTCCAGACAATTTCGATTCTACAGATGAAAGCTGGATAGTTTATTTTAATTATACAGGTACAACATACGATATTTATTTAAGAACATTAAGATTTAATTTTAGTAGCAGTAAAGTAAAACTAGGAAATATCCAAAATGAAGTTGAGATAGGATCTTATACTAAAAAAGCAAAACGAGACATTATTACTATGCTAGGTGCCGACACAGGAGTAATAATTAAGAAGGGTGCTTTCCACGTGTATGGTTTTGAAAATTCAGATTCTACTAATTATAGATTAACATTAATTGATGGTAATGCTGATACTAGACCAGATAACCCAGATGTATTTGAAGACGTTGTTGGCGCTTCTACTATAACAATTGACTCTGTACAGTATTCTGGCATTAGTTCAGAGGTGGCGCCAATAAACTT